GTGGCGACGACTCGCGTCGATTTCTTGAGTGTAGCCTCACGGTCTTAACGTATCATGGGCAGGGAACCTAACCACCGGGTGCGTGCGGCCATGAAGGCCAGCGGCAAATCCCGTGCCCAGACCTACCGCGACCTAGCGGCCGGATCCGGGCCACAGGCCAAGCCGTTGGTTAAGGCCAAGGGAGGCGGCCTAGACGTCGAGATCCAGAGGCTTGAGGATCTGGCGGCCAGCCTGGGTGAGTCGGCAAAGGACGACACGCGGGCGGATCGCTCCGAGCTGATCAGTAACTACACAAAGCTGGTCGAGGCGTTACGCAGAATGAAGGGCGACCGGCCAGATATTGATCAGGCAGAGGGCACGATGGTGCCGGTGGACGAAGCCGACAAAGTGCTGGCCGCAAGGGATAACGCACTTGTCCCGCTACTGAAAGGAATGGCAAAGCGGTTGGCTCCGATTTGTGCCAATCGCCCAGCGGTTGAAGTTGAGGCAGAGGTGGAAAACGAAGTTGGGCAGATTATGCGCCAGGTTGAGGCAGCTCTGTGAGCAAGGCTCAAGAGGAGCTACGCCGACGAGCACGGATCCGATGGCACTACGAAAAGCCGCCAGGGGTGATTGAGTGGGCGGAGCGGAATATCCAGCTAGACAGTAGGCTAACCGCTCGCCCTGGTTTGTATAACACTACGTGGACGCCTTACGTGCGGGGCGTACTGGAAGCACTTGCGGATCCTGGCGTCCATACCGTGACGCTTTGCTGGGGATCCCAGACAGGCAAGACGCTGACGCTTGCTATCTGGCTGGCGTACAGAATCGCCAACGATCCGGCCCCAGCTTTGCTAGTCATGCCGAACGCGGATCTTGCTAGGTCTTACAGCGAGACGCGACTGACTCCGATCTTTGAAAAGTGCAAGCCGGTGAAACGCCTATTCCCGCAGGACATGGACGACTTCAAGATTTTGGAAATGCAATTTGCCACGATGACGCTTTCCCTGGTTGGATCGAATAGCCCGGCGAACTTGAGTTCCCGCCCGATCTGCATCGCCGTTCTGGATGAGCTGGACTCTTTTGCAGCTCCATCTGAAAAGGATGCGGCCGCATATTCCTTGGCGTTGGAACGGACAAAGGCGTTCCCACAACGTAAGCACGTACTGACGTCTACCCCCACGCTGAACACCGGCGACATCTGGATCAATTATCAGGCTGGGACGCAGGAGACTTTTCACGTGCCTTGCCATGCTTGCGGAGAGTTTCAGGCGATGGAGTTCGGGCAGATCCGTTGGGATGAAACGGCACGATCGGAGGATGGCAAATGGGACATGCGAAAGGTAACGGAGACGGCCGCTTACTACTGCACCAAGTGCGACGCACCGTGGACTGAGCGCAATCGCCGCCAGTCGATCGAGCAGGGCAAATGGGTGGCAGCAAACGCAAACTCGGAGGCCGGGCGTCGATCGTTCCGCTTGCCGAGCTGGTACTCGCCGACAATCACGTTCGCTGATTGCGCCAAGAAGTTCCTGACGGAAAAACATTATCTGCACGGGTTGCAAGGATGGGTCAACGGATGGAGCGCTATGCCGTGGGAAGATCAGTTCGACGACAACGAGCTGAACAATATTCCGCCCGGTGCGTTTGCAAAAAAGCAAGAGTGGGAAACGGATCACATTAAACTAGCGGCGATCGATCGTCAGATAGACGGATACTGGTTTGTGGTGCGTGCGTTCGCCAGGGACGGATCGAGTCGACTAATTGAGGAAGGACACAGGCGAACGATCGAGGACGTGGCGCAAAGCCTACAAGATTTAGGAGTAAAGCCGCGCCATGCCTGTATTGACTCAGGTTACGAAACTCAAGACACGTACCGCATCGCCGCCCGCTACGGTTGGATGGCAATCAAGGGCGAGGAGCGGCCGCATTATCTGATCGAAATAAACGGCACACGCATTAAGAGCGTGCACAGCTCTGAGCAAAATACCGATGCAGGCTGCCGTTTGCTCCTTCTCAGCTCCCCAGCGTGCCAGGATCTGCTGGCTTGGTTGCGTCGCGGGCAGGGGCCGCTGTGGGAAGTGGCGCACGACGTTAGCCCGGACTACAAGGAGCACATGGCGAGTCACAGAAAGGCTCATCGAATTAACAGAAAAACGGGCAAAGACGTTTATGAGTGGATTCGGATTAAGTCACGGCAAGACCACTTGTATGACTGTGAAACTTATCTGGCTGGCCTTGCCGTCTACGGAAAGGTGATTGCCGCAGAGGCAACACTTACGCAGGTATGATTGACACGATTTTTGCGGTGTGGAGCGAGGGCTTATTTTTTCCTTTTGGATTCAGGCTGCAAAAGATCCTGTCGCTTTGCGTCTTGCCTTGGAGGCATTGGCCGCAAGTCAGTTTGAATCATACAACAATAACGGGCGTTATATGGTAAGCGCATCTGTGGCCGGGAAATCGTTCAGCTATCAATTTCAAAAAGACATGGATCCTGCAACTCTAGCCCGGCTGGCTTACGAAGCGTGGCGCAGAGTAAAGGGATTCACAACGAGCGCTCAGGTTGAAACATTTTTAAGCACAAACACGGGTCAAGTGAGTTACCCAAACTACGGCGTCCAGCAAGTCGTCTACCCATAATATGCCTCTAGGAAATTGGTTTGGTCGTTTGATTCGGGCTGGCGCCCAGGACTACACAAAGCGCCGCTACATTTACACGCCGCCACAAGACAGCCGGATCGACGTCACAACTGCCAGCCGAACACAGGTATTGGGTCTGGCTCGTTACATGTATTACAACAATCCAGTGGTTCGCGGGGCGATTGATTGCATGACTCGCAATTCGATCGGCCCTGGCATCAAATGCCAAAGTCGAACAAAGGACGAGGGATGGAACAACGCCACAGAGGAGTGGTTCCACAACTGGTCGCTGGCTTGCGACGTTCGCGGTCTTTTGGATTTTAACACGCTTCAACAGGTGGCCACACGAACCATGCTGCGCGATAACGAACTGTTTATTTTATTAACCGATAACGGCGATGGCTGGCCAATGTTGCAGCTCATTGAGGCACACCGCTGCTCAACTCCCGCATATATTAACGACCCAAAAGTGATCGACGGAGTTCGGGTCAATGGTAACGGTCGCCCTCTTTCCTACTACATCCGCACAGGAGACGGCGATAAATTCAGCGAGGTGCAGGCCGCCGACGTTATTGTTCTGGCGGAACGCGATCGTGCGGACGAGCTGCGCAGTCTGTCGCGATTGGTTACATGCTTAAACCTTCTTCAGGATCGCGATGAGATTCTTGAATATGAAACCGGCGCGGCCAAGCGGGTGGGGCAAATCGGATTGGCGCTTGAAGGCGAGGGGAGTACAGGATTTTTCGGGAACGACAGCACAAGCGATGATGGCATCACGACAGATAAAATTCTAGGCGGAGGCGCAATCTGGAACATTCCTCAAGGACGCCGCTTGCGTGAACTGAAAAACGATCGGCCCAGCCCGAACCTGCAAGACTTCATGGATCAATTTTTACGGGCGGCCGCCACCGGCTTGGGCTTGCCCTACGAGTACCTGTGGAAAGCTGATCTATCCGGGCCATCGCAGAGATTTGTCCTGGCGCAGGCACAGAGGCGCTTTGATGAAATCGCCCAGACCGTCATCACTCAACTCGTCAGCCGCGTTCGCCTCTGGGCACTTGCAAAGGGAATTAAGCGTAAGGATCTGACTGTGCCCAAGGGCATGGATCGTTGGTGGCAAGCGGCGTACCACACGCCAAAGCAGACCACGATCGACGCCGGCCGAGACAGCGCAGCCGATCGTGAGGATCTAAAACTTGGCCTTACCACATACGCTGAAATCTACGCATCTAGGGGTGACGATTGGCAGGAGGCGATTGATCAAAAGATTGCCGAACAAAGCTACATCCGAGCCAAATGTGCAGAGGCGGGCATCCCTGTAAGCGAAATTCAATTCATCCAGAATCAACAATCCGCTGCTACACCTCCATCCGAACCACCCGCCGACGCTCCAGCCCCCACTACCGAGACGCCAGCTCCGCAGTTGGCGGCAGTTATCCAATCCGAAACTACACAGGCTCCTATTTTAACTGAAGCCTTCACAATGAAAGACGAGCCAGACTTCAATTTCAGCGACAAAGAACTGACGATGGTGGCGAAAAGCATTGGTCTAAAAGACAAAAAGACACGTAAAAAGAAATCGAGTTGACGCGGCTTGGCCGATATGGCCGAAAAGAAATTCAAGGGGATCAGCGTCATCACTGCTGGCCCGGCATTAGGGCACGGGATGGTGATTGATGCGGAAACTCTCTCTCAAGTAGTCGAACGTGGAAACGAAGCCGGGCAGGTGAAGGTCTTGTCAGATCATTCTAGCTCAATCTCAAACATCATCGGATATCTTGAAAACTTTAACTTAGACGGTGATCGTGTTCGTGCTGACCTGACTCTATTTCAAAGCCACACTGGCTTTTCCTATTTCAGTGAACTGATCAGCACGCTTCCAGGGCAGATCGGATTTTCCATCAGCTTCAGCGGAATTCCCAGATCAGCAGAGGACGGAACCACACTGGCCGACGTTCAAAGCCTCTATTCTGTGGATCTCGTTTTGACGCCCGCTGCAAATCCCACGGGAATTTTTCATGCACTGGTTGACAGCAAAAAAGATGGCATGGATAAAACCACGGCCTCTGAGGTCAAACTAGAAGCGCTGGCAGAAGTCGCGCCCGCAGCACCGGCGGCCCCGGCGCCACAAGCTCCCGTCATAGAGCCTAATCACAACGACATCCTCAAGGCTATTGCTGAACTCGCTGGCAAAATGGACGCACTGCTTGCGCTCCAACAGGCGGACATCGCTGGCGAACAAGGCCAGGAAGCGCCTGAAGCGGAAGCTCCCGCCATGGCCGCCAAGGTTGAGGAAACCAAACTTTCCGAACCTGAAGTCGAGGCCGAGGAAGCCAAGGTTGAGGAATCAACTCCTGCTGTCGAAGCAACTGAAACCAATCTTTCCAAGAATGACGAAGCCGGTGCCAAAGCCGAACTCGCCACTCTTAAAATCGAACTGGAAGCCAGCCGAGGAATCAAACCCTTGGAAACGGCCTCCAAACAACCCATTTCTCGCGACGAAATCCTGAAGGCTTTCAACGCGGAAAAAGATCCCCGTCGGGCGGCGGAGATTTTCAAACAACTGAAGTTCGCCCGCAAATAACAAAGGACACAAACCACCATGGCAAATACACTCGGATCAGTCTCAAATGGAAAAGCCATCGCCCAGCGCGCGCTCAGCATTCTGGTCGATCGCTTTCCTTTTTTAACGCAGGGCGTCACCGATTTTTCGGACGTTCCAGCACGCAAAGGTGACGTCATCACCACCCACCTCGTCAGCGTCGGCACCGCCTCCGCTTACGACACCACCAACGGCTACGTATCCAACGATCGGACTCAGACCGACAAGACCATCAGCTTGTCCAACCTGATCCACTCAACCATCGCCATCCGCGACGACGAGAAAGCCAGCTCGCAGATCAATTTAATCGAGCGTTTTGCTGCTTCCGCCGCCTACGCGGTTGGGAAAAGCATGGTTGATTCCGTGCTTGCCAACATCACCAGCGGCAACTTTACCAGCACGCTGACTGTGGCGGCCGGTGCGTTGACCTATCGCGGTGTGACCAGCTTGGGCTATACCCTCGACAACAGCAAGGTGCCTAGCGTGAATCGGTTTGCCGTGGTGTCCCCGGACAACTACGCCAGCCTGTTGAACGATTCGTCCATCGTGGCGAACGCTCAGTTGAACGCAGACAAGATCGGCACGGGCAAAATTGGTCTGGTGAACAACATCAACGTGTTCAACTACACGGCGCTCCCCAGCGCAGTTTCCAAAGGCTTCGCAGCCCAACAGGAAGCGCTCTTGGTGGCGGCTCGCTTGCCTGAAGTTCCTGAGAACTTCCCTGGCTTGGTCGAGAACGTGACCGAACCCGAATCCGGACTCAGCATGCAGATGCGCGAATGGTTCAACCCGAATCTCGGACAGACCTTCCGCAGCTACATCGTTCTGTTCGGAACGGGAGTTGGATCGGGATCCAGCCTAGTTCGCTTGGTCTAAAGACTAAGATTATCGGTGGGCCGGTCGCATCGGGGGGTGCGGCCGGCCACCACCTAAAAGATGAAGCCCCCACTTGTCTCAATCGCCCTTATCGCCGGCCCCGGCGAGGGGGCGATTTTGCGTAGACTGATCGAGTCCTCCCGTGGCCTATGGGATCAAGTGGTAGTTGTTCCGGCAGTAGGTGCAAATGATGCGCACAGTGTGCGTATTTGCGCACAGGAGGCCGCTGGCGAGGCTTTAGTATGCGAGGAATACCACAATAGCCCTGAGTTCAAGGATTGGCCTCATATTGATAATTTCGCAGCCGCTAGGAACAAGGCTTTCAGCCTAGCCACTGGTAAGTACGTGATCTGGGCAGATTGCGACGACATTTTTGAGCCAGGTCAGGCAGAGGCTCATCGGCAAACCATCATGGAAAGGGAAGCGGGCAAGACGGAGTGGGATATCCTAGTTACCATCTACGACGTCCAAAATTCCGGCATGCGCAACAACAAGCGCGAACGGATATTCCGCAGAATGGACGACGGCAAGCTACCGGCTCATTGGGAACGCCAGATCCATGAAAGAGTCACGCCAGCCAAAGACACAAGGATAGGCGTTGCTGAGCACCTGAAAATCCTGCATGCCCCAAACGGGCCAAAGATATCCAGCGCAGAAAGGAACAAACGGATCATCGCCAGCCGGATCAACGGCATCGGTATGGAATGGTACTACTTGGCGCAAGAGCATTTTTTGAAGAACGAATATCAGCAGGCCATCGGGCCGTGTCTCTTGGCGTTGGAGCATTCGGATCTCAACTCAGCCGAGCGGTACCAACTTCACACGCAGGCATCCATGATGCTGTTAGATCGTTCAAAGCGATTGGAACACATTGGAAAGGCGATCACCCTTTGCCCACTACGCAGAGAAGCTCACGGATTACTAGCGGCTGACAGAATGGATCACGACGATTTTACGACCGCATTTCACATTTTGAAAAGAGTGGATTCCATGCCTCATACAACGGATTGGAATCAGGAAAATCGTTGGTACAAGCACCTGCCGCGACAGCTCATGGCGCAATGCTTGCGGGCAAATAAACAGAACACAGAGGCAGACACTTTGGTCAGGGAAGGATTTCGATCTGCCTGGGGAAGAATCACCGTCATTCATGTGGGCGAGCCGGAGCAGTGCTTGCGATCTGTAGCAGTTTATACGGACACGGCGGACAATCCGAACGCCATTCAGCACATGCTGGTAACCCAACGCGGGAACAAGCAGGCTGATCGGCATTGCATTGTTCAATCCGCGGATGAGGCCATTCGCGCGGCTGCCGGCGACATTCTTTTGATTGTAACAGCAAAAGAAGGTCAGATGCCTGGTTTGCGATGGGATCTGGATCTGATTGAAAATGGCACAAACCCAGCCGGCGCAGAACGCTTGCCAGATCCGATCGATCGAGCAGGCAACGTCATCGTCGGCCTCACAACTACGCCGACTAGGATTGATAAGATCATGCCCACAATTCAAAGCCTACTTGCGCAATCTCGCCCGGCAGATCAGATCATTCTCTCTGTGCCTGAGAAGTTGGCACGAACAGGGGAACGCTTTGGGGATATTCCAAAAGAGCTACAGGCGCTTGCCGATGCTGGTAAATTGCAAATTCACCGAACTAAGGACTACGGCCCGGCCACAAAGTTTATCGGCCCGCTGGAAGTGGGCGGGGATCCGGACGACAAGATTTGCTGGCTGGACGACGATATCCTCTACAGCCCACGCCTTTTGCAGACCCTCGCTGAAGAACTACACAACAGACCAAAAACGGCGATTGGAGTCTGCGGATTTTTTATGACGGGATCCACAGGCTACGCCATCGCCCCGGATCACGGTGGCCATGCCGAAATTCTGGAAGGATTTGGCGGCGTAATTTGTCGGCGTTCGGACATGCCAAAAGCCGATTTATGGCCAGCCGTAGCGGCCAATGACTTTGCTGGCCTCAGTCCATTAGCTCGCGCCAAATTCCTTGCTGACGATTACATGATGAGCACGGAGCTGCGCAAGGCCGGAACAGCCACGCTTGTCTGCAACACGCCTGAACTGAACCGTGCAAACTCTCTGAAGATTAGGCCGGAAGGGCTAGGGGCTGACGCTTTGCAAAATAACAAGGGCACAGGCGGTAACCTTGCGGCCTACGCTTTGCTAAAGGCGAATGGGTAAAACGCTGACCATATCCGGCTATAAGCGGCCGGATTACTTTGCCCAGGTATTAAAGGCGTTGGCTTGGTGTGATGGCGTGGGCGAGTACGAGATTACCGCCATTCTGGATCCGTCCGACAAGACGGCAGAACTTTCAGAGATTGCAAAAGGCAGCGGCATCCGCGTTCACATTCCAGATCATCATCTAGGATGCGGATCCGCAATTAGGTACGCGATGACGTACGGATTTCAAAAATCGGATTATCACATCCACCTCGAGGACGACACTGTTCCCAGCCCGGACTGCTTGCGTTGGTTTGAGTGGGCGGCACAAAACGCCGATTCAAAAGTGCTAACTGTATCTGCATACAATCAACACGGCGGAGATGCCCAGAACGACGCCTGCGGGTTCAGGGACTGGTTTACGCCATGGGGCTGGGCAACTTGGCGCGATCGATTTGAAAGGCATCTAGTTCCAGCTTGGGATTGTAATTTCTGGGACGGATCCGTTCAGCGAGTGCGTGAACGGACGGGAATGGGTGAACTATTCCCGCACGTCAGCCGGATTCAAAACATCGGCGCGGAACGTGGCACTTTTTGTCCTGGGCCCGAATTTCATAAGGAACATCAGCACGCGACACGTGTGGCAACGGATAAGGAAACAAAATGGAAAAGCTGCAACACCTAGACATAGGCGGAGAGGATTGGTTCAGCTTTCCGGATGTGTACAGGCGTCTGATTGCCAATTCTGCGATAGATGGAAAGATCGTCGAGGTGGGAAGCTGGAAGGGGAAGTCTACTGCGTTTTTGTTGGTCGAGGCTTGGAACAAATCGCCTAGGATCGAGATCTACGCTGTCGATACTTGGCTGGGTAGCCAAGAACACGCGGACGAGGAATGTATTAAGAACGAAACGCTGTACGATGAATTTCTGGCAAACGTAAAGCCAGTTTCTCGGCAGCTCGTGCCCTTACGGATGACTAGCCTGAAAGGAGCCAACTTTTTCCCAGATGATTGTCTGGATGCAGTATTTATCGATGCCGCACACGACTACGAAAACGTGAAGGCAGACATCGCCGCTTGGCTGCCTAAGGTAAAGAAAGGCGGGTTGATTGGCGGGCACGACTACATGTGCGGTTGGCCTGGAGTGGATCGGGCTGTGGCCGAGGCTTTCAACTCTGTTGATTTTCAAGACAACTGCTGGGTGAAAGTTTTGACATAAGAGAGACGACGTGACCGAGCTGGAACAACTTATGACCAGCGGCCTTTCTGAAGCGATTGCTGCCGCGCCCGTGACCGCATCTTTTAGCGGCACAGTCGTCACTGGTTTTTATACATCCAACGAACAGACGGGTCAGCTTGGCTACGGCGGCATGATCGATCCGCAAGGTAGCGAATTTGTTTATGTAAGCGCAGGCGTCACAACGCCCAACCTAATGAGCGTCATCACAGTGGCCGGTATTCGCAAACGGGTGGCCGGTATCAATACAGACAGCGGCACGACAAGCCTTACGCTGAACACCCCGGAGGATGTAAGAAAATGAGCTTACGCCTAGATTTTGAAAATGCGCTGACGAGCTATTTAACCACCGTCAGCCCGTCCAAGCCTACCGGCCTAAACATTCAGGCGGGACACAGAATCGACGATTTGCAGGTGCCGGCTTTGATTATTCATGCCGAATCGGCGGAGCCGGCAGAGCAGGGGATTCAGAGCACAACACGTAAGATCACAGTCGAGGCAACGATTCTGACGCCCATGCAAGAGACGGGCACAGTAGCCAGCCATAATGCTTTTTTCAAATGGACGGAGGCCAGATTGAGCAATAAGGATGCGATGGTTACGGCAATCACGTCTGGCATGACTTTGTTGGGATCTTACATCACAGCGGAAAAGAGCGCTGGGAATGATCAGGCCATGGGCGATACCGTCACGGCCCTCTTTTGGGTGAATCCTGCTTGATTAACTAAATGGTCGCGTCATAGCATAGTCGCATGACGCAGAGGGTGCAGATCGAAAGTGGATGGCCTAAAAAAGTAAAAATCATCGGTGGGGTTGTTTGCTTGGTTGGATTGATTTTGAGCATGATTTGGCCTTTTTGCGTTTTATTTTTTTTAGCCGGCCTTTTTGCATTTATTGCTGGCCGCTTTTGCGAATAGCTATCGGTTGACAGCCTGCGCACACGCGTATGGCTTACACTTACGGAACACCCGCTAGCACGACATTATCGGAAACGGTATCCACAAGTTTTGAAAGGGCTTTTATTCAAGGCGCAGATGGCGCCATGAAAGCGCAGTACAAAAAGTATGCCCAGGGCGAGTCAAAAACAGAAACTTACACAACGACATTGCCCACGCTTGCTACTGGAACTCTAACGAACGGATCCATCACGGCTTACGAATACAAGGAAAGCAACACAGATCAGCCTCGCGTCACGCAGACAGCGATGGCTTGGTCGACAATCCCTTAAGGAATTTATATGGCTATTGGAACAACCGTATCAGTCAGTGGTCTTGAATTAACCAGCGTCGGAATCTCTGGTTCTGTGGACACCCTTATCACGCCAAGCGGAACGGCCAACACCGTTCCTCCAGTTAAGGAGGCATACAATCCTAAGTACGAGCTTTCTCTTGAAGGAATTGATGATGGATTTACGGCATCTTCAACAATCACTGCCAAGGGATTGACCTTTCAAGTAACTAGCGTGGAGCGTAAGCGCACACTGGGCGAAGTCGCAAAAGTTTCAGTTCGCGGCACTTCGTATCCCGGCGTTTCTTAATCTGTAGGCCGGGGCGATTATGAGCCTCGACCGCCTGTTTGCTGAAAGCGTGGTCAATCGCGACAATCACGTCGTCCTAAAAAGAAAACTAAAGCCGTTGTGCCTTTGGCACGCTGTGCTGCTAGAGCTGATCGATAGCCCGCTATGGCATGGAAAGAGCGGCGTCACCATGACGGATCTCAGGTTAGCTGTCGCGATTTGCTCTGATTCATTTCCAAAATATAAAATGCCTTCTGGGTGGAGGTTGCGTTGGTGGACGTGGTTGAGCCGTAAAAACAAATTAGCAATAGAGGCAGCAAAGTTTTCCGCATATATTCGTGATTTTAATGCACCCCCAATGCTCTGGACAAAAGATGAGGAAACAAAAGCGGAAAAATTCTGTGCCCTTCCGCAACCGTTGGACGTGGCGGCTTGGTTGATCCGGCACAACATATCCGAGGAACGGGCATGGAGCATGCCGATCGGCTTAGCTCACTGGTACTACGTGGCCTTGGCCAAACATCGGGGAGCAGAAATTGATCTGGTCAGCTCGGCGGAGCAGATCGCCATTGATAAAATAAAAGCCAAAAGAGCCGGTGCCCTTGTCGGACAGGCGGGGTGATATGGCCAACACAATACAAATCAAAATGCAGGATGTGCGATTTAGGCAGAAACTATCAAACTACTACCGAGATCATCTTATATCCTCCTCAAAAATTCTTCGTTCGCAAGCAAGGTTACTTGCTGAAAACCTGGCATTCCAAACTCAGCCTTTTGAAAAGGATCAAAAGGCAAAGCAAATGGGAGAGATGGCCGTGGAAAGAGACATTAGAAAAGTTTATAGAAGCGCAGGCGAAATTGGTCTTTCTGATGCCTTATCGTATTCAATTAAACACGCAACCAGAGGCCAAGAAAAAAACAAAAGTCAGAACCCAGAAAACATGGCTCGCGCTTTTGTCTACCTGGTAAGCAAGGGTAAATACGGCGAGGCTCAAAAACTCCTTCAAAGAGTCGGAGTCAGCCAACAGGAAATTACGCAGCTTCCGATTGGAAAAATGGACGGCGGCCAGGCGCATCAATCCGCTAGGCATGGAGGCAGAAAACGAGTATCTAAAAACCAGCTTCCTCTTAGGATCGTCTCAGACGGGCAGATCAAAACATACATAAATAAAATAAGAAGAAACGTGGGGATTGCGAAGGCCGGATGGGCGGCTTGCTCAAGGATCATAGGTGGGACTCGCGGGATCCCGCAATGGGTGACGCGAAACATTGGAAAGGCAGGCGGCGGATCGGTCGCCGATTCGTCCGTGGATAAGAATAGGCCACGGGTTGTTCTGCAGAATCATGTGCCTTGGATTGATCAGTGTTTGAGCACGTCGCAACTTGCGCGAGCCGTTCGGATTCAACACGAAAAGATGGTCAAAGCGATTGACAAAAGCCTGCGGGCAGAGGCCAAGGCAATAGGATTTTAACATGGCAGACCTACAAGCAAGCATAGGGTTAAACAGGAGCGATTTTGAGGCTGGCTTATCTTCCCTCAAGAGTCAGGTTTCAAACTTTTCGTCTGAGGTAAAAGGAATCTTGGCCGGCGGGTTTGCCGTGGGTTCTATTTTTGAGGGGCTCAAAGGAGCGATTGAAAAAGGCGGGATGCTGGGTGACTTAGCTGAAAAATTTGGAGTGGCAGCCAGTGCGATTCAGAAGCTGGGAAATTCAGCCAGCTTGTCGGGAGGATCCGTAGAAGATGTGGCAACCGCGCTCAATAAAGCCGCCATTAAATCTCAGCAGGCCGTAGCAGGCAATGAGGCATTGCAAGCGTCGTTCGCAAAGATTGGGCTTTCTTTGTCCGATTTGGCTAGTGCATCACCGGAACAGATCATGATGGCTTTTGCCGATGCCATGGCCAGCGGATCGATTAAGGGCCAAGAGTTTGCCCTAGCTGTAGATTTGATGGGTAAAAGCGCCACCAATTTATTGCCCATGCTTTCTCAGGGATCTGCCGCAATTCAGGCTCAAGGTGAGGCTATGGGAGTGTGGACAGATCAAACGATTGCGAATCTTAAATTTGCAGACGATCAAATCAAGGCGCTTGGGAATACCTTCACGATTGCCTTTGGCGGCGTGGCGCAACTTTTAACCCCAATCATCAATGGGTATCAAAAATTTGTAGAGGTCTTGATTCTTGCCGGACTTGCCACAAAAGAATTGGCCACTGGTAATCTGCAAAGTGCTAAAGCTCTGGTAAAAGAAATCAACAAAACAATCGACGAAGATCGCGGGCCGCAAAAGCCAGGAGCCGCCGGCGCAAGAGCTGTCTCCGGAGAGACAGAGGCCGCCACTAAATCCATGGCCGACGCTGAGAAAAAGAAGCAGGACGAACAGCAAAAGACCATGGATTTATACCGCCAGGCGGACGATATCCGCCGGCGCCAGATGCTGAACGCAATGGCGGACGAGGATAAGCTCTTGGCACTGATGCAAGAACGATCTGATTTACAAAAGAAAATCAATCAAACGCCGGAAGGGCTAGATCGAGCAAAACTTGTCGTCGAACAAGCCAAGCTGGATGCTGAGATTGGCCCATTGCAGGCAAGAGTTCAGGCTGACGTGATTAACAACATGATCGGCGGAGACAAGACTAAACCCATCAGCGCTCGAACTGAGCCCATGCAAATTTTGGCCGATAGCCTGCAAAGGGTGGGCGGAGGTGGGCGGTTCGCCAATATCGGAGGAACTGAAACCATCCAAAAAGATCAACTCGCAACACTCAAGTCCATTGATAAAGGAATTTCAAAACTATCCACGCAATCATCATCTGATGCAAAAGGAGCACAATAATGGCCTACTACGAACAGCCGGGACGGACGACATCCGTAGACAGCAACGGAAAGCAAACAGTCACAGTGACGTTTGTTGGCACAGAGGAAGCGCCTAAGCCGGCCGATCTGACAGGAGCAATAAAAAGCAAAACTGTCACAAAATCAGAGGCCGGACAGATTCGGACGCAGTACCAAATTGAACTGGACGCCTCTTCCAATGGAGGGACAGGCGGAATTAATGGAGCAACGTATGAATTTGTCGCGTCCGTCAGAACTGTTCCGATCGAGGCGCACCCCATTTTTGGCGAAGATTATCTTTCTTCTGCTGATAAGAAAATAATTAAGGATGCCGTTCAAGTTCCTGACAGAACGCCCGCCTTTGATGCGATTTCAAACAAGGCAAAGGCAGTCTCTTTGTATGGTTATCTCATAAATGGGGTAGAATCATACTACGTCCCGTCCGTCATTGTTCGCAAAACGTATCAGGCGTCTAGTCCGCCGCCGGCAAAAAAAGTTGGGAAGATTGCCAGCCCAGGAGTTTTTGTTCCAGGAACACCTGACGGTGCGACCTTTCTTTTGATTAACGTTTCCGCAAGGGGATCAACCGGGTCTTACGCGGTGACGGAGGAATATGAGATGAGCGGAGAGGGCGGCTGGGACACGTTCCTTTACAAATAGAAACTTTGACAAGACGCGAGGATAGACAATGAAATCCCTTTACGTTGACCTAGATAATAACAAGCTACTTGCAGGCTCCCTAAACACGCAAATCGCAAGCCAGCAGGTCTTTTATTCCGGCAACACGGAAACGATCAGCGTGGATTTTGTCCAAAGGGACAGTAATTCAAATCTGCTAAATTATGCGCCCGCAACAGGAACGACCATTTCCATGGTCGTGGGCATCCCGGGATCCGTGGTCAGCATTCCGGCCATGACCAGATCCACCCAGGCAGGCATTACAGGGACAGCTACCGCTTCTCTTTATAGCGCAATCACCGCGACCGGAACTGCATCTAAATATAGCGGAGTGACCGCCACGGTTACCGCGTCTCTTTACGGCAATATCACGGCACTAGCATCGGCAACGATTACCAGGGGAACGGCCTGCACGTTGTCGCTGTCTGTTGCGTCGGTCATTTATCCGTTGCTGCAAGTTAGAGCTGTTACAAGCGGACAAAATATTCCTGCCACAACAAGCACGACGGGTACTGCTGGCTATAGGTTTGGCACAGCAGCCCCCAATAGCGAGCTTTCCTTAACTGCAGCCAGCAAAATTGGATTGAATTATGTTGAAATTGTTTCCGAGGGTCAGAATCTATGGGGTTCTCCGTTAGTTTGGCAAACATGCTCCACTGCTATTGCAGGAAACACGTATTATGCTTTTGCAGATGTTTCGCAGTATTTTGAATTCTTCGATGGAAAACTTGTTTCCGTAAAATCCGGCGCTTTAGAGCCGATTGAAGGGCATCTTGTACAATCTTTTACGTTTGTTGCCGATCCTGATTATGTTTATTCAGCCAACACTGTCGCAGTGGCTAACGGCGGAACTGGATTTCCTGACGGCGTGGATATTCCTTTCACGATTCCATCTGATGAAACCGGGGACGGCAAGCCATGTACAGGCGTTATGCGTGCAGTTGGTAGCGTTATTGTTACCGCATCTATCGTATGCCATGGATCCAGATTCACCTCATCCATTACAAACGGCAAAAGCTACGCAATCACGCCTGCCTATAAGGTCGGAAGCATCAGCGTCACATGCGCCGGCGCTGGATATTACGACACGACCCCATCTATCACAATCGATAGCGCTTACTATGACAGCACGATCGGAGGAGCATCTGAGGCCGCCGCCACTGTGATCACCACGGCGTCGGGCGGAATTTCCGTTATCCTCTCGTCATCTGGTTACGGATATACAGCCACGCCTGGAATTACTATTGCGCCGGCAAGACTTTCAGATGGCCTAAGATTCGTCACCCTTAGCAATACACCTACGGGATATGCGGATGGTGTTTATTCATGCACTGTGGCAGCTCCAACTTCAGGCACAAAGGCAGAGATCAACATGAGCGTGACAAATGGCCTAGCCTCTTTTTCTGTCATTAACTCAGGAGCTGGATACGTTGCGGCGCCTGTCGTCACTTGCCCGGCGCCTAACCTAACCAATTCAGTCCAAAAAATCACAATTACGTGCGCCGGGCTTGGTTATACTACCGCGCCCACAGTCACCGTTTATGGTGCCGGATCCGGCGCTTCCGCCACGGCAACTATAGCGGATGACGGATCTGTTTCTGACGTTCAGATAACATCAGCCGGAATTGATTACACGGGCACTGTTACCGTCGGATTTTCCAAGCCAGACAATCTCGGGATAATCCAGTCCATTTCTATCGTCACATCAGGCACCAATTACATCACCGCACCTATGATCTCTTTCAGTGGTGGCGGCGGATCTGGAGCCGTTGCTACTGCTTCTGTGCTTAATGGCGGAATCTACTCTATTGAATTAACTAATGCTGGATCCGGTTATGTCACAGCACCAGCAATCACCTTTGATACAAGTCCGTCCCGAACGATCTTTTCCGGGGTACTCACTGTCAGCACGGCCTTCGTAAATTCGATTCTCCCGTCTACGGCCGTGACAGTGCAAATCAGCAGCATTACAACCATAGGAACCAGCACGCTACTTCAAGTGCAGGGAGCAGTGGCGGGAACGATCTAAAATGCCGTCAGAATTGCCCGATAGCTTTAATTGTGGGCCTTTCGTTACAGCTCGGAATCCAGACGTCGGGTTGTTTGTTGATAAGCTGAACAGATTAAGAGAGGCCGTGGATGCTTGCAGAATTCAGCCTGGTGTGGGCTACACCTTAGAGCGATCCAGCGGAGGCACGTCTTTAACTATCAAAACTGGTTCAGGATCTTCTGCCCCAGAAGATCTGTACCCGTTTAAAATCAAGACAAGGCAAAAGGATAAAAAATATCAGTTTTTTGTTATTCAAGGCTCAGTTGCGAATAACGCTACCCTTGTTGAAAATCAGGAGGAGTGGATTGATTTTCAGGCTCCGGCGCGAATTTATCTGGAAGCAACTTTTAATGATCAAAAAATTGCCAGTTGTTTGTTAAAATCTATTGCCCCAGACGAACCCCTTGAGCTTGTAACCATCTCTGGCGGTAAGCAAACCCAGTCGAGGATTACGATCGGGCTTTTTATCGACCCCTCTAAAGGAAAGAACTTTCAAATCGTACAAAACGTCCGAACAAATCTTTTGGCATCAACAATCTGCTCGGACGGATATCCCGCCGTCTTTCTGCGTCAAGAACCCACCACAACATGATTTACGCGGCCACCTGTCACGCCTTAAAAACAGATCAGAAAACAGACATAGAGATAGATGACTATTTTAAATGGAAGGAGCGTTCCCTTTTTGATATCTCAGTTGCCTTTAAGGGTGCAAACAGAACAAATGTACGCTTTGGCCCTGAGGAAAGCGACAAAGTTGTCACAACCATAACTTATGAATATAAATCTTCTGACGTAATTAATAACAATCGTGAAAATAAATTTCCAAGATTTAAACCAAATGGAACTTATGAGATAGAAACATCAAAATCTTTTAATCCAGCCGGGAAGTACGGCAAGATTCAAGATTCAGACTTAATTAGAATTAAGCATAACCCCTGTTTTGAATGTAGTTTTACAGCTTGGGTTAATTTACGCAGGAGAACTGAAAACGCTGTTTTTACGGCTATAGATAATGATAAGCCTCCTACGGGCGATGAATCTTATGAAAAATTTGAAGTTGTTAGAGGCCCAGAAATTATTGGCCAAGATCCAGGAGATCTAGAACCTATTATAGGTTTCCTAGTAAACGCTGTTCAGCGTGTTGTGGCTTCCTATACAATAAAAATCCATTCCGGATTTATTGATCCAATAACAAAAAACTTAGGTAAAGTTCTTACTTTTCCAGGATTTACCGAATCAGATACCAGTCCGAACGCTACCTTTAGGGTTGGTAATGCTGCATATAACGGCACCCTCGTAGGCCTTGAGAGCGGAATTAACGTGCAAATTGAATGGCTGCCTAACAAACAGCGGCCTGCTTGACATGCGGTTAGCGTAATTCATGTCTGCCTCCTACAACATCACGATCGAGCAGGGAACGGACTGGACGCGGGATCTATTCTTAACGACTGCCACTCAAGGCTACATTAACCTTTCAGGCCGGACGTTCACCGCCCAGATCCGGCAGATGCCGGGGGGATCCGTAGTCACGCAGATTTCGACCAGTGTGGTATCAGCTGCCGGCGGCCAACTACGCCTCACGGTGACTAGCGCCGCCAGTTTGCTAGTACCTACCGCCGGGGCGAAATATGACTTAGTTCAGGTAACTAGCGCAGGGATTGCGACTAGGTTACTGGAAGGTGCTGTGACATTAAGCCCACGGATAACCATACCATGAGCGATATTTATCTACAGATCACAGAGACACCCACCGTAGTCACACTATCCGCGCCCGTCGTGTCTGGCGCGCTTTCATCCACCGTCACCGTGGCTAACACAGTCACCGTAGCGCTGGACGCAAACAGCCTGAGTGCTTTGGAGAATGTGACAGTGACCGTGGGTGCGGCCGTGACCATTAGCAATTTTCCAGCGACGCAGGCCGTTTCCTTGGCATCCGTCCCAACTCACGGCGTAACTCTTGCCAGCACCACAGTCACCGTCAGCTCGCTGCCCGCCATCTCTGGCACTGTAAATGTAAGCAATATATCAAGTCTACAAGATGCGAGCGGGAATGCAGTGGTTCGCAATTTTGTGTTTGGCTATGATTATGCCAATGATGAACCAGTTGCTATTGCCTCTGATGGAACGGCACTACAAATTTCTGGCACAGTCGCCGTTGGTTCGGCTCTACCCGTTGGAGCAAACCGCATCGGCGTGGTAACGATTGGCGGTGGAACGGTAACGATTGGTGCTGGCACGGCTCAAATTGGTTCTGTAACGGCAAGCATTTCAGGCACCGTGCCAGTCAGCGGAACATTTTGGCAGGCGACTCAGCCCGTCTCGCTTACATCCACAACTGTCACGGTCAGCTCGCTCCCAGCTTTGGCAGCAGGAACGGCGCAGATTGGTTCAGTTACGGCCAGCATCTCCGGCACGGTTCCAGTTAGCGGCACGTTCTGGCAGGCAACACAGCCAGTAAGCCTAACAGCAACCACGGTCACGATTTCAGCAAACCCATCGGGGCCACTCACTACAAGGTTTGGATCTGTAACAACAGCAAACACGAGTCAGCTCACGGCCGCTGTCACTAATACAGCTAGGGAATATCTATTTATCCAGAATATATCTATTGGGACAGTCACGGTAGGGATTGGATTCCCATCCACGACGACTCAGGGCATCCAGCTAACGCCAGGAGCCGGCGCTATGTTTGACTCATTCTGCCCGACTGGCGCAGTTTGGTGGCTTGGTGCAACCACTGGGGCGGCCTTTACGATCCTCGAAGGTTAATCATGGGCCACTTTTTCACAGGCCCGATCAGCACGGTTGATCAGAAGCTGCTGAATATTGGAAGAGATATTGGCGGAAGGTTGGGATTTGGTGGTCAGTACGCATTGAGTTCTGGTGCAGGCACAACAAACGATGCCTCGCAGTCGCAAGGCTCGTTCAACATAAACATGAACGCAGGAACTGCTGCCGCTGGGTACGCAAAAATCGGCTACTACGACCCATTGGAAACAGACTTTCAGTATGGCGCATCCTCGATCGATTATTCCAGAAGGATACGATTTGCCTTTCAAGGCATGATGTATATCGGATCCACAAATTCCCGCATTCGTGTTGTGTTTGGCGGCACTGGAAACTCTACAGCCGCTCCAGCCGCAGATGCAAACGGACTGACAGTAAAAGGATTTGGCGTCGAGTTTTTCGTAGTCAGTGGGCTTGTTCAAGCGAGGTTGATCGGATTTAACGGGTCGTATCTTACGCCAACATCGTACACTACGTTGACCAACGGATTCGCAAGCGTCGCAAATTCAAACCGATATTTTGCCTGCATGATTGAAAGCGACGGCACTGGCAACATCAACCTATACGGAGCAGAATCATCGACTGTTAGGAACATTAGCATGTCTCCGACACCGCTTCTGACTCTGACTGGCGGGCCAACAAATTCGACTAGCTCTAACAGATTCGGCCCAGAGATTCAGTGTGTAAACAATACATCGGTGAGTCCAACGGCGTCTCCATCTGCTGCCTTAAAAATGTTTGCAACAGATAATTGGCTGCTCGACGTTCAATGATCGCCGCCATACTTGCGAGCCTACTACTTTGCTCATGCTCGGCAAAGCAGGTCAACAATGTTTTACAAAATCAAGGCATGCAAGCCTACGGGGATATGTCCGCTGCCGAGGATGCAGGGAAGGCAAAGTGAATGGACTGCTTCGACTCAGCCGAATGGCGTGAGCTGGAAAATCAGCTCCGCTATCTAGAAGCCGAAGGATTTATCGAACGCTGGACAGATAAGGACGGCGTGGAATGGGTGCGGATTGCGGAAGGCGCTGAAAAGGTATGAGCACTGACCAAGTGGCAGAGCTTGCGGAACGATTGAGCCTTGTCCGTGAGAGCATCGCCAGAATTGAAACCCGCCAAGGCGTTATTATGGATATGCTGGAACGTTCACAAGCCAGCTTGGGCGAGTATCACGGCCGGCTGACTTCGATGGAGCGGGATGCCCACACGATCAAAACACGCCTGTGGCTTGTTGCACTTGTGTCCGGAGCAGTGGTAAGCACGGCTTGGGAGTTAATTAAGCGTCGGTTTAGCTTTTGACACCCCGCTATGGGCATGGAAACACTCATCCCCCAACTACTCAAAATCGATTGGCTAGGCGCCCTTGGCGCAGTAACCGCACTCTTGGCAGCCGTTGCAGCCGTGGCCGCGTTCATCCCAGGTGAAGAACCTGAGCGAACGCTCGGACGCATAGTTGAGTTCCTGTCACGATTCTCCAGAAAGTAGTCGCCAATGATCGCCGGCATTCTGACGGCGCTGGGCGGGTTGTTCGGAATTGTGCTGTGGATCCTGAAGCGCAAATCGCCACTCCAACGGAACTTCGAGGCGATTGAACTGGAACGCCGCAAAAGACAAAGGGACATCAATGCCTGGTGGACGCATCGCCCTCCTACTGATCTTTAGTCTGGCTCTGGCAAGCTGTGCCACGACATCGCAAACGCAGGACGGCCCGCCGCCCAGCCAGGACAG